AAAGCGTTATCCGGGAAAGAAAACCGTCCATGTGGATGCACTGGCCGGGTCCATTGCTTCCGTGATTGCCTTTGCGGACAGTGAAGCACCCACTATTCCGTCAAATGCTTATTTGATGATACATAAGCCGTGGGCCGGATGCGAGGGAAACGCCATAGAAATGCGGAAAATGGCAGACACATTGGATGCCGTGGAAGCCGGGATTTTAAGCGTTTATGAAGAACACCTGGCAGAGGGCGTGGACATTAAAACCGTAAAGAAACTAATGGAAGAGGAAACGTGGTTGGACGGAACCAAAGCAGCGGAATATTTCCAGGTAAAGGTAGGGGAAGAAAACACCGTTGCGGCAGCGGTACAGGACTTCACAAAAATGTATTGCAGAAATGCACCAAAAGACCTGGTGGGAGCCGGGACGGCAGATAATGAGCGATTACGGCAGCAGGACCAGGAAAAAAGAAAAAGCATCATTGCACTTACTATGGCACACATGGGCCGGTAAGGAGATTGAAAGGAGAACAGACAATGACAAGAGAAGAGTTAATGAATATGTCAAAAAAGGACCTTAAAAACAGATTGGCGGAACTGGGAAAGAAAGCCCAGGCATTAAGCGGCCAGGAATTGACGGATGCCATGGATGAAGCCAGAAACATTGGGGAAATCCTGGACGAGATTAAAACCCGTGAAGAACTTATGGCGGCGGCAGCGGCAGCAGGAAACAATGACCCGGAGCCGGGAAAAGGAAGCGAACCGGGAGAGGGCGGCGAAGAGCCTAAAAACCAGATAAGAGCAAAGAACGGAAAAGCGTTAAAGGACGGAAAAGCCGTTTCGTACAAGGCAAAAGTCCTGGTAAATCCCCGTAACGCAATGACCACAGAAAGGGTGGCAATGCCACAGCATAGCAGCACAGAAATTTCCCCGGCGTTCAACAATGTTTCTTCCCTCATTGACCGTGTAAAAACAGTACCTCTTCCAGGCGGCGAGAGTTACAAACGCCCTTATGTTGTTTCTTATGGGGACGGAGCAGGAAGCACAAATGAAAATGCGGACTACAATGTTTCCGAACCGGAATTTAACTATGCGGAAATTGTGCGTGAGAAAATCACGGCATATGCAGAAGAGCCGGAAGAAATGGTTAAATTGCCGGATGCAGATTATGACAGTGTTGTGGAAGAAAGCGTGACCCGTGCAATCAAGCGTTACGCATCCCGTCAAATTTTGGTGGGACCTGGTGGAACTGGAAAATTCCGTGGTATTTTTTTCAATCCGTCAGAAGAAAAAGAACAGGTTATTGACCCGGCGACAGATATTACAACCATTACCGCTATTGATGACGGAACACTGGATGAAATTATTTATTCCTATGGTGGGGATGAGAACGTGGAAGATATTGCCGTGCTTATTCTTAGCAAGAAAGACCTTAAAAAGTTTGCAAAATTAAGAGATAAGCAGGGCCGCCGTGTTTATACCATTGTAAACCATGGAAATACAGGAAGCATTGATGAAGTGCCTTACATCATCAATTCCGCTTGTGAAGAGATTGGCGGAACGAAAGACAAGTATTGTATGGCTTATGGCCCTATGAGCAATTACGAAGTTGCTATTTTCTCTGATATTGACGCAAGAAAATCTGAACATTACAAGTTTAAACAGGGACAGATTGCATACAGGGCGGACGTGTTCATGGGCGGAAACGTAGTTGCCAAAAACGGATTTATCCGTGTAAAGAACCCGTCAGCGTAAAAAAGGCAGGAAAGGCGGCGGAGCATGAAAAAAGAAGAATTGATTGCAAAAGCCAAACTGAGGGTGCGTAAAACGTCAAAAGATATTCTGGACGAGGATGTGGGGCAGCTTGTAGAAGTTGCCCTTGCAGACTTGAAAAGAATTGGTGTGCATCCCTCATATTTGGAAGAGTTAGAGGACCCGTTAATTGTGGAAGCCGCCCTGGTTTATACAAAAGCCAATTTTGGGAACCCAGAAAATCACAATGAACTAATGGCATCATATGACATGATTTGTACGAAAATCAAAGGCGGTGGCTACCATAGAAGCAGAAGTTAAATTACTGACAAAAAAGAACCAAAAAGAATACCTGGAAAAGGTAGTATTTGGGGAAATAAACCCGGTTGGACGTGATGAATTTACGGCAGCAGGGCAGAGGGATTATAAGGCATCCGCCATGGTGGAAGTATGGGGATTTGAGTATGAGAACCAGACAGAAATTGAGATTGAGGGAAAGAAAATGACTATCTATCGTACATACGGGCCGAAAAGCAACGGGAAAATAGAACTTTACGCAGGGGAAAGGGTGGGAAGAGGTTGAGAGCAACCATTGACAACCTGGATGAAGCCATAATGGCGGAACTGGAAAACTGGAATGAGGAAATCAAACGTGCGGTAAATGAGGGATTGGAAGAAACCGCAGCCGTGGCAGCAGAAACACTAAGACAGGGCGGACCATACCAGGAAAGGACCAAAAAATATACAAAAGACTGGACGCATGGCGTAAGAAAACAAAGAGCGTCAGCGGTTACAGGGCTTAAAGGGTACACGGTGTACAACAAAAAATATTATCAGTTGACGCACCTACTGGAAAAAGGGCACCAGTCAAGAAACGGCGGAAGAGTAAGGGCGTTTGAGCATATCGGACCAGTCAATGACACCCTGGGAGATTTGGCGGCCCAGAAGATAGAAAGAAAAGTGAGGGGATAGGATGACAGCGGAAGAATTGATACAGAGGGCAAAGGATTTTTCAGAGAAAAATAACGTGCCAATAACCAAAAATCAGTTTGAGGGAACCGTGGATGACCCGGTGCCACCGCTTCCGTATATGGTTTATCTTACACCACATGAAACGGGAAGAGGGGCAGACGGATTGAATAACCTAAAGGCCCAGGAAATTGATTTTGAACTTTACACCATGGCGGATGATGAAGAACGGGAAAGACTGGCGGCGGCGTTTGAAATGGAAGTGCTGCCGGATGTGGAGTATGACGCATATCTGACCCAGGTAGCAGATGAAGATTGTTACCAAACTGCTTATGAAGTAAGGGGATTGTTGAAAAAGACGAAAGGAGCAAAGAAAGCATGAACAAAGAAAGCATTGTTTTAGGTTCTGGCGATTTGTATTGTATGGAATTTACGGGAGTGGGGGAAGCATTGCCGGAAAATGCAGTGATAGAAACAGAAGAAAACCGCCTGGGGCATATCAAGGGTGGTGCAGAAATTGAATATGCACCGTCATTCTATGAAGCCAAAGACGATATGGGAAAGGTTTCTAAGGTTATTATTACAGAAGAGGAAGCAACCCTTAAATCTGGAATTATGACATGGTGCGGTACTACATTACAGAAGTTATGCCAGACGGCCAGAGTAAAGGAAGAAACAGACAAGAAAAAACGCATTGTGAAGATTGGCGGAATTGGAAATGCAGACGGGAAAAAATATATTCTTCATTTCGTACACAAGGACCCGGCGGACGGGGATGTAAGGGTTACGATTGTAGGAAATAACCAGGCTGGATTTACCATTGCGTTTGCCAAGGACAGTGAAACGGTCATTGATGCAGAATTTAAAGCACAGCCTATGGATAAAGAGGGTACTTTAATTTTGTACGAAGAAGATATGGACACAGAATAAAAACAGGCACACAGGCGGCCAGGGAGTAGACACCCAGGCCGCATTTTTGGATAAGGAGATAAAAGCATGGCAGTAAAAGAATTTAATTGCAACAAACTGAAAAGAACATTTTGGCCGTTCACTTTAAAAGACAAGGTGGGAGAAAACGGGGAAGTCCTGGAAAAAGGAAAGAAAATTGTGGTGCGAATGCCACAAAAACAGGTATTTGAAGCAATCAAAGACCTGGAAGAAATGGACGAGGAAAACGCCAAAATTGAAGATACAGACAGCATTTACAGATTGTTGGCGGCGGTGCTTAACAACAATATGGGAAAGGTGCCTGTAAAGGCAGAAGATGTGGAAGATTATGACATTGAAGAATGCACCGCAATTCTGAAAGCCTATATGGAATTTGTGGACGAACTTAAAACGGACCCAAACTAAAAATGCCCTTTTATCCAAGGCAGGATAAAGGGGATGAAATACCATACACGCTACACACCAGGCCGGAAAAGTTGGTAATGGATTATTGCCATATTGACATTTACGAAGTACAGGAAATGGAAATTGACGTGTATTTGTTTTTTATGCGTGAAGCAATGATTTTTGAAAATTCCAAGACCGAAGAGGGACGGGAGTATTTAAAGAATTGTTGGCGTTTGGAGCAGGAAAAACCAGACCGTGAGGGATTGCGGAAAAACTTTAAGAAGAAAGGGGGTTAAACGGTGGCAAATAGTAAAATCCGAGGTATAACCATTGAAATTGGCGGAGATACAACAAAATTGGATAAGGCCCTGGGCAGTGTCGATAAAAAAATAAAAGGGACACAGGTAGAGTTAAGAGAAGTAAATAAACTTTTAAAAGTAGACCCGACCAATACGGAAATGTTAGCACAAAAACAAGCACTTTTGACGGACGCTATTTCAGAAACCAAAGAAAAATTGGACATTCTGAAAAATGCAGAAAGCCAAGTGCAGGCACAATTCGCACGGGGCGAGATTTCCGAAGAACAGTACAAGGCACTGACAAGAGAAATTGGAAGAACGGAAGTTGAACTGGCAAACTTAGAGGAAGCAGCAAAACAGACGGACAACGCAATTGAGCAGTTGGGGAATGCTGCCGAACTTTCCGGCGAAGAACTGAAAGAAGCACAGGAAAAGGCCGGAGCCTTTAAAGATAAACTGGACGGAATGGCGGACACGGCAGTAACAGCGGCAAAAGCGTTGGGTGCCGGGTTCGTGGCAGCCGCTACATATGCAACGAAGTTTGAAACGGATTGTGACAAAGCCCTAAACACTGTAATCACACAGACCGGGGCGGCGGATGCGGAAGTTGAGGGGTTGGAAGAAACCCTTTTAAGCATTTACAAGGACAATTTCGGCGAGGATATAAACGATATTGCAACGGCCATGTCAGCGGTGAAGCAGCAGACAGGGCAGACCGGGGAAGAACTGAAAAACACCACGGAACACGCCATTTTAATGCGTGATACCTTTGATATAGACGTAAACGAAAGCATCCGGGGCGTAAATGCTATGATGAAACAGTTTGGCATTTCCGCAGATGAAGCATACAACCTTTTGGCACAGGGGGCACAAAAAGGATTAAACCAGAACGGGGATTTGGCCGACCAGTTGGCAGAATATTCCGTTTATTATGCTGATTTGGGACTTTCTGCCGAGGACGCTTTTAATATGATTGCCAACGGAGCAAAAAACGGTACATTCCAGGTGGATTACTTAAATGATGCCGTGAAAGAGTTTGGCATAAGAGTGAAAGACGGAACGGCAGATGACGCATTTAAAACCCTGGGGTTAAATGTTGACGATTTAAAAACAAAGTTTGCACAGGGGGGAGAGGGTGCAAAGGAAGCGTTCCAGATTGTAAATACGGCCCTTTTCTCATGTGATAATGAAGTGCAAAGAAACCTTTTGGGCGTGGCACTGTACGGAACCAAGTGGGAAGATTTGGGAGAAGATGCCGTGCGTGCCCTGGTAAATACACAGGGAGAGATTACCGCAACCAATGACGCACTGGGAACGATAAATGAAACAAAATATGATGACCTGGGAAACCAGATTGAGGATTTAGGGCGGAATATCAAGGTTGACCTTATAAAACCCGTTGGCGAAGAATTAAAGCCAGTTATCAGCGAGGTAATAGGAGAGGTAAAAAGCAAAATCCCAGAAGTAAAAACCATTGTGCTTGCAGTTGTCAGTAAAGTAAAAGAATTTATTTCTTTTCTGGCAAAAAACGGTCCAACCATTATTTCTATTATTGCCGGAATTGCCGCCGGGATGTTGGCATGGAATGTGGTAACTATGATACAAGGGCTAATATCCGCATTTAAGGTGTGGAAAACCACCACAGAGGGATTGACGATTGCACAAAAATTATTAAACACCGCAATGGCGGCCAATCCAATTGGGATTGTAATAACGGTGGTTTCTGCATTAGTGGCCGCATTGGTTACACTTTTTGCAACGAATGAGGATTTCAGAAACAAGGTAATTGCAGTATGGGAAGCTGTAAAAGAAACGGCGGTCAAGGGATTTGGA